GCACTGCCCGAACTAAAAGTCATCATGCGTCGTCACACTCCGGACACGGAGTACAACCCATCTGGTCGATGTATCTGTGAATTACGCATATAATGGGGGTATTTTCCTCGGCCATGAACAGGCCTAACAAAAAATAACTTTTAGCAAGTTCGGTATACAAACAAGTAAGAAGTTAATTTTCAGAGAGGTAGACCAAAGTGGCTCCACCTCCAATTAACGCAACAGCAACGATTTCATCCACTAATGGTAATGGATCAGGGACCATTAAAATCGCCACACCGGTTCTAATCATACCGGTACCAATCATTTTCATCATAGAATCTGAAACGTTGGGCTGTTCGCCTTTCCGGCCCCCCGCTACCTTTTGCTTCCGTTGCCCTTGCACCTGGGCAACGGGAAGGCCAGTCGGGGCCCCCCGGAACGAAGACGGCGAGGATAGAGGAGATGAAGTGGAGGTGCTGCGAGTTTGGCACTCTACAATTTGACCTCCAATTTCAAAATACGAATAATTCATTCTACCCACTCCTCGAAACACTGATTGCAAATGCAATGATGAACAGTGTAATAGTCCACTCCAGAAGATTTCTTCTGGTCAAAGAGAACATCCTGATGACGTATGTCAATATCGTCCGATCCACAGGAATCACAGACGGTTGACATCAATACCGCTTCCGATACGTACGCTTACGCTTTAGCGGTGCACGCACAAGTTTCTTGGTAGACTTACGCTTGTTCGTGTAACGGTAACGCATGAGTTTACCGTTTCGACGAAAGGTTTTGCCGTAGTTGTACTTGGCCATCAAGCACACACTCCTGCAGCCTTCTCAGTGACGAATGCTGTTGCTCCGACAAGGTGGCCGATCGCAACCAATATGAGATACTCAATTCGATTATTTTTAAGATGGTCAAGGACCACCACAATTTTGGCTGTGTTTACTGCTGCAGCAGCTGCAGTTTCAGTTGTACCTGGTAGTGTCATAATATCACATCTCCGTCATCGGTTCACACATGTAACCACGGTGATTACCTGGTACAAGGTCAATTTGAATTGCAAGGTTTGCAGTTGAGTCTGAAGGATTCCAAGTGAATCGCATCAAACCACATGGGAAATTTCCACCCTTCAAGAAAGTGTGGCCACCGATCGTCGACGGCGTGATGGCCGATTGATCGTGGAATTGTAATCCTGGCAACTGGTTTGCACCACCAGGATACATTGTATCAGTATGGACTCCATCGTTCTCGAAAGGATACGGAGCAAGATTGTTTTCACCAGTCAAATCATCAAGTACCTCTTCTGTCTGTTCAGTGCCCTCATTAAAAATGGCAGCCATCCAGTTTTGTGGGAAAGGCCCAGATGCATCATCTGCATCATCTGGTGTGTTAGGATCTAACACATTAGGCAAACCACGTGAATTTGCATATCCCTCAATAAGTGATACTGCACGTAAACCTGAAGCACCGGCTGCTGGATAATTACCACCAACAGCAATCAATTCCATGGAACGAACTGCACCAACCCCGGTCATATCCGGGTATACAATTTTCGATGGTTCCCATTCTCCTGGTGTTGCAGGGGCAATGGTTGAAAATGGCAACAAGTTTGCACCATAGCCAGCATTATGATGAATATCATCAGCATAAATTTTGAAATCAAGGAACTTTGGTCGAACCGACTCGGTTTCAGCAAGAGCTTCCCGATTCATCTTGTTCCACGTGCGCATGGATTTCTCCCATGCGTTTGCCATTACCCAAGTGTTTGGCAATTTACTAACCGAAACATATCCATTAGTTTGCGTTAGAATTTTAATTCCAGCAACAGCCCAATTAATTCCTTGTCGATAAAATCGACGATTGACCAAGCAGGCAATCTGAGAGAGATCGCATGTGAAATTTCCGGTAGTACCGGCTGCAACAGTTGGTGTTGACAGTACAATTGTCTGAACAGCAGGCTCAATTTTATTAGATCGCTTCGAGTAATTTCTCTTCGCCATACCCATCGGGTAAAGTATCAATCTTATATTGATTCCGACCAAAAGGCCGTGATAATCGGGGATTTGTGTACATAAAATCTTCAATTTCCCCGAATTTGTGCTTAGGGGCCTTAAACGGCTTTGTTACATAAGCAACCTTTGACGAGTATTTGATAATCTGATCCAACTCGTGCGTGTCCGCATAATCCAAAGTGTAACGAGGCCCGTATCCTAACCGGGCCAAACCTACGTTCGTTCTTCCTTTGTTTTCTTTTTTCATCAGCAAGTTATCGCCATCGACAATGTGTCTGCTCGTCGATTTTAATCGATCGAGCGGCTCAGCTGCATAAAACAGAGAATGCATGTGTACATTCCACCAACTCTTCTTGTTGTTGTAGGTGAACTCCATAAAATGGGTTCCACCATCTGCACCCAGTCCGTAACCCTGACTGTTCTTTCCGAATCCTTTGTGATCCGGCTTACCACATAGCAACCTGTTCATTCCTCTCATCGAGTGCCATCCCGGAAGTCCGGGCAAGGTTGTACGGGACACAGCATAGTCATACTGTTCTTTCAGAGACTTGTATCGGATACCCGATTCATGTTTCTGTCCCGGTAACGTCACGGTCAATACTCCTACTGTCATATCGTTGCCAAGATAATGTCTTGCCACTTTGAGCCGTTCCTTCATCTCGTGGGCTCGCTTTCCAGCCCTCTTACCTTCGCAGGTAGGGCATGCGAGCCAACGGGCGCATTTGTGCTTCCAGGCCTCGTCAGGTCTTCCGAGCCACGCTCCCTTGCAGATCGCTAAACCTGTAGCACTGCCCGAACTAAAAGTCATCATGCGTCGTCACACTCCGGACACGGAGTACAACCCATCTGGTCGATGTATCTGTGAATTACGCATATAATGGGGGTATTTTCCTCGGCCATGAACAGGCCTAA